GGAATGGAAGAACAGCGGCCCCGCGCAGTACGTTCCCCCGAACTCTCCGCACGGCGTGTTCGTGGGCGATGGGCAGCGCGCTGTATGTGACGAGTTGCCTACGTAACGTGTCCACGAACTCGGGCGAAAATTGGGATCTCGTAGGTGATGTCCCCGGTGTAAAGGGATGGCCGTCGCCATTGCCCGGCTATACCGACATGCAGGACGAAGGCGGTATCATGAGCCGCGCCCGGAACTTCTACGACCGCTCGGTAGGTGCGTGGGAAGAGAACCGGCGCATGCACTCGGAAGATTTGAACTTCATCTACAACGCCGAGGCGATGGGTCAGTGGGACCCAGTAGTGATCCAGAACCGTCGCGGCAAGCCGTGTTACACGTTCAACCGCTGCATCGGGCCTGTCAATATCGTCGTCGCCGACATGAGACAGACCAGACCGGACGGCAAGGTTCGCCCCGCCAGTGACGGGGCCAGCGAACCGGTAGCTGAAATCTTCGGAGGCCTGTGCCGCTCGATCGAGCAGGCGAGCCGCGCCGACCAGATCTACAAGGAACAGTACAAGTACGCAGTAGCTGGAGGTTTCGGCGCGTGGCGTGTCATGCCGACGTACATGGCCGACACAGGCGACGGCGCGTTTGACCAAGTCCTACGCCTGATCAACATTGCGAACCCCCAGACCGTGCTCTGGGACCCGCAGACCGCGGACGCGTGCGGTGGCGACGCCAACCAATGCATGATCGCGGAGCGGATCAGCGAGGATGTGTACCACGCCCAGTACCGCGACAGCAACGGGCAGAGTTTGCAGTGGTCGCGCGATAGTTATGGCTGGTACACGGACAAAGAGATTCGGATCGCTGAATACTTTGAGCGTGTACCGTTCGACAGGCACATAGCGAAGATGACCGATGGCTCTGTCGTGGACTACGACGAGCAGTTGAGGAAGCAAGAAGACCACTTCGACGAGCACGGCGTCGGCACCGACGCCGACGGACCCAAAGCCGTACGAGTAGCTAAGTACAAGAACGGCAAGAAGATGGTTCGAAAGACCGTCGAATGGAAAGTGATGTGGGTCAAGATCGACGGATCAAATATCCTCGAAGGGCCCATACTGTATGACTGGAAGCGCATCCCTGTTATTCGCTGCCCGGGCCGGTACATCAACATCGAAGGCCGCAAGAAATTCCAGTCGCTGATACGTCACGCCAAGGACGCGCAGCGCAGTTACAATTCCCGCGCCTCGGACATGATCGAGCGCAGCGCGCTTATCCCGAAAGCCCCGTACCTCGTCACTGAGACGATGATCAAAGGTTACGAGAACGAGTGGGCGCAAGCGAACGTCGCTAGCCGCCCATACTTGCCGTACAACGTGGACCCGAAGGCGCCCGAAGGCGGGATGCCGTTCAAGGTTGCACCCCTTGATCTGCCGCAGGGCGCGGTAGCGCTCGCGCAAATGGCGATTCAAGACATTCAGTCCACTATCGGATACTACGACCCGGCGCTCGGCAACGCCGAAGACATGAATCGTGTTTCGGGCAAAGCGCTCGTGACGCACACAAAACGCTCTGACCTTGGGAGCTACGAATTCGTCGATGGGTTCGGCGCGGCGCTTCAACTCACATGGGAGATCATGATCGACATGATCCCGTCCGTGTACGATGCTCAGCGCGTTGAGCGCATCATCGGACGCGACGGCATGGAGAAGGAAGTTACCCTTAACCATCTGCAGAACGACGACAGCATCATCAATGACCTGAAGAAAGGTACGTACGGCGTTACTGTCACGATCGGCCCGAACTACCAGACCCAGCGCCAAGAGACTCTGGCTACCTTGATAGATGCCGCCGAGGCGATGCCGATGGTCGCGCAGTTCTGCCCGGATCTTTTGGTCAAGAACATTGATTCTCCGGACGCGCTCGAGATGGCGCGCCGGCTGCGGATCCCGCTCATACAGAACGGTACGATACAGCCGACCGAGGAAGAGAAGAAGCAGCTCCCGCAGCAGCCGAACCCGCAGCAGGTAATTCAGCAGTTGAACCAGCAACTCCTGAAATCAAAGGTCGACAAGATGACCGCGGACGCGACCGTTGCTGGCGTACACGCCAACAACGCGCCGCTGCAGCATCAGAAGCAGATCTACGAGACCGCCGGCAAGCACCTCGGAAACGTCAAACTCGCGCACGAGATCGGGGCCGACAAGCAGGCCGCCGCGACGGCGCAGCAGGCCGAGCAGCAAGCGATGCAGCAGGACGCGCAGGCGCACGCGCAGGGTCAGCAACAGGACGCGCAGGCGCACGCGCAGGGTCAGCAGCAGCAGACCCAGCAGCATGTCGCGGACCTGACCCAGCAGAATCAGGCGCACGTCGCCGAGTTGCTGAAGCAGCGCTCGCAGCACGAGGCCGATACCGCTCACGCGCACGCGCGCCATCAGCAGGACATGCAGCACGCCGCCGAGAAGCACGCGACCGCGCTGCAGCAAGCCAAGGAAATGGGCGAGGCGAAAGTAGCTACCGCGAAAGCGGTCGCCGCCGCCAAGCCGAAGAAGACGAAGAAAGCCGAATAGTTTGATCGGGTGAGTCCGATACGCCTCGCGCTGGCGCACAGCGTGTAAACAACCGGAGATTTAATATGGCCGATACATTCAGTCGCGAGAGTCTTGACGATTACGCGAAGCAGCCGCAGACAAAGGTTGCGGAAGACACGAACCCGTTCGCAGGCGCCACGCCCGCGAAAGTAGCAGACCCCGCCGCAGTAGCGGCCGTGCAGTCTGGAAAAGTTGACGCCACGCCTGCCGCGAAATCGCAGGCAACCGACGACGACGCCACTCCATCAGGCGACGCCGACGTAACGGAAGACCAGACCGATTCTGGCGATGGGACTTCGGACGAAACAGCGGACACGTCCACCGCAGCCGTCGATTCCGGCGATGAAGTGGAGCCCCCGAAGAAAGGCTCTGCCCGGGAACGCATTGTGGAAGTTCTTGATCTTGCGGATGGCTACAAAGAGTACGGTAAGCTGAAGGCGGCGGAGGCGGCGGAACTAAGAGCCGAACTCGCGCGCTTAAGGGCTGGCACCACGCCAGTCAAGACAGCTCCTGCAGCGCCGTCGATTGCTGACTCGCCGATGCCTCGCATGGAGGACCCGGACGTCAACTTCGACGCCGATCTGCTGCAGAAAAAGACCGAGAAGTGGATTGATGCGCGCGCGGAAGCGAAAGCCGAGGCCGCGTTTAATCGAGTGTCTAAACAGGCGGAGATTCAGAAGGTGCTCGATGCGGTGGATACGAAGGTAACAGCCTTCAAGACCACGCATGAGGACTTCGACGACGTCGTGTCAAAGAATCAGGTGCTACAGGACAACCAGTTAGCGCCTGACGCGGCCCTCGCCGTCGCTCGATCTGAATTCACGGCCGATCTTCTGTACAGGTTTGGTCAGGACCCGAAGTTAGCGGTGCGAACCGCGAAACTTTCTCCTGCGGACCAGCGAGAAGTCATCGGTGAAATGATCGGTGAAATCAGGGCCGAGAAGAAGGCCGCCGCCAAGAACCCACAGACCGGTGCGAAACCGGTCGTAAAGAAGTCCATCACACAGGCCTCTCCCCCGCCGACCGCCACGAAGGCAGCCGGCCGACCGACCGAGCGCGACATGACAGATCCAACAGTGGAAATGGATGATTTCGCTCGACGGCACAGGGAAGGGAAAGTAGCGGGACGTGAACGCAGCCGTGAGCTGCGCGCGCGACGCTAGAAATAACAACGGAAGGGTTTTATCCTAAATGGCTAATTCACTAATCACTGCTCAATGGGTCGCACGCAAGGCGCTTGTCCTGCTGCACGCCAAGAGCAACTTCACGGGACGCACAAACCGCGATTACCAGAGCTTGCTGCCCGGCCCGATCAATGGCGTCATCCTTGGTCAGCAGCTCTCGATCCGTCTGCCGTTCCAGTACACCCTGCGTACCGGACCTCAGATGAACGCGCAGAACTCGGTGCAGCGTTTCGCCACGTTGCTGGTCAACCAGCAGCTCGGCGTCGACGTCAACTTCACCTCGGTCGAGCGCGCGATGTTGCTGAACAGCTTCGAGGAACAGGTTCTTGAGCCCGCGATCGCCCGTCTGGCGGCCGGTGCTGAGAACTTCACCACGGCGCTGGTCAATGCCGTCCCTAAGTTCACTGGCGCGTACAACACGACCGCCACCTACAATAACCTGCTCCAGAACGAGCAGTACCTGACGGAAGCTCTGGCTCCTGAAGACGATCGGCGTACGTTCACTGCGACCCCGCAGACGTCCCGCTACTTCGTACAGGACAACAAGGGCCTCTTCAATCCCGAAAGCACGATCTCTGATCAGTGGCTCGAGGGCGTTATTGCAGAGAAGGCGGCAGGCTATGTCTGCTTCCGCAACACCAAGATGCCGACCCACGTGGTTGGTACCTTCAGCACCACGTCTGTGCCCGTTGTGAACGGCGCTGGACAGAGCAACCCGGGCGCCGGAAACGCGTTCATTGCTTCGTTCTCGCTCGCCACGAACGGCTGGGCCTCTGGTCTGACGACCCTCAACGCTGGTGACGTCATCAGCATCGCGGGCGTCAACGAAGTGGATCCGGAGACCAAGGTATCCCTTGGCCGCCTGAAACAGTTCGTCGTGTTGACGACCATCAGCGACACCGCTGGTGCCATCGTCGCCTCGATCGCCCCCGGCATCATCACCGGTGGCGCTTATCAGAACGTGGACAGCGTGCCGGCCACCGGCGCGGCGATCCTCGTGTTCGGTCAGTCTGGTGCCGTGGCTCTCGGAGCCATCAGCGGCCAGTTGATCAAGCAGTCCCTTGGCTGGTACCGCGACGCGATCGTGTTTGCCAACCCTCCGATGCTCGACCTCAGCCCCCTCGTCAAGATGACGGCTGCGGAAGCGTTTGAAGGTTACAACATCCGCTTCGCCCAGCAGTGGGATCCGTCCAACGACGTTCTGCCTGCCCGACTGGACATGATCATCGGCGCTGTGCTCGCTTACCCCGAGCTGGCTGTCCGCAACATCGAAGTCCCGGCATAATCTGAAACCATAGGAGAAAATTAATATGGCATCAGTTCAAGGAACCGTCTATGGTCACAGTGATTGCTGGGGTATCCCGTTCGACTTCTACGCTGGCGCAACCGGCGTGGTCACGGGATCGACCTTCGCGATGCAGACTGGAACGATTGTTTTCAACGCTGGCGCGACTATCGCGGCTCTAACGGTAACTCTGCCGTTGAACCCGCCCGATGGCGCTCGTGCTGAAATCATCACTCTGGCTCAGATCACTTCTTTGACCGTCAATGCTAATACTAACGACGTAATCGTCAACGGTATTCTTGGTGCGATCGTGGGACCTTTTGTCCCCACCGCGTCAACGGGTACCGGCAGCGCAACAGCTGCAGTTAAGTACGTATATTCTCTGAACGGCGCTGCGAATGGGCTCAACCCTCGCACGTGGCTGCGCGTACAGTAATCTAAAGCAAGAACAGCGCGGGCGCCCTCACCCGCACCGCGCGATCGTGAACGCCAGCGAATTTATGGCGTGACTCTTTCGGTCTCAGAGCAGACCGTTCATATTCAACAGGGGTAGACAGTGACCGCGACCAATCAGGCAATCATATCCGAGTCGTTCCAAAAACTTGGCATCGTGTCTGAAGGGCGCGCCCCTACCCCGACTCAGTCCGCGAACGGGCTGACGATCCTCAACGACAACATGTTTACCAACATGCGTGACGGGTGGGGCAACATCGGCTGGTATCCGCAGATCCCGGCCATGCTCAACAGCAACGCCCCCGTCAAGGACGAGGACATTGCCGACGTCAAACTGATGCTGGCCGCGTGGATCGCGCCGCACTACGGTGTGACCGTCGCCTCTTCACCCGATCCGGACGACCAGTCCGTGCTCGGCAACCAGATCAAGTCCGCTTTCCGGCGGATGAATAAGCGCTACTTAAAGTACGCCGACTCAGATCTCGGCGAGCTGTCTCGTCCCTCAGGAGGGCTTTGGGGCGGCTCATTGTGGTGGTAGCAGAATAAAACTAACATGCCCGCCCAGCAAACCCCCGTCCAACTCCCGCTCGCCTCCTATCAGCTACCTGACCTCCGGGCCAGTTCTAAGCTATTGGTAGGGTGTTATCCGGAGCCCGTGGCAACCGACGGCGGTGGGCAGGGTGTAGCGGCGTTCGATCAGAAGGACGGTCAGGCGGCGGTGCTGCGCGCGTGGCCCGGCATCACACCGTTCAGCCCGATCGGACCCGTGCGCGGGTTCTGGGAGATGGCCGGGCAGGAGTATGTGGTCGCGGGCTCGACGCTCTACACGCTGAGTGCCGCAGGTAGCGCGGTAGCGGTGACCGGCAGCGCGGGCACGCTCCCGGGCAACGGCATCGTGCGCATGACCGACAACGGCGCGTGCATGGTGATTCTTGTACCGGGCACCGACATTTGCTACACGTACACCCTGAACAGTCCGGGCGGTTACGGCGCTACCGGCACGTACGCGCAGCTCACGAACGCATTCTTTCTTGGCTTCGGCGGCGCGATCGATTGCTGGTTCGTGGACACGTACATTGTGTTCCTTGCCAACAACAACGCAGGCTACGGCTCGTACACGTTCTTCAACGACGATGGTCGCCAGTTTTCGGGCTTTTCTCAGATATCTTTCACGACCGCCGCCTCGGTCTCGCGTCAGTTCGGTACCGACCCGTTCTACGGGATGTGTATCGATCACCGCGAACTGCTCCTGTTCGGGTCGCGCACGACCGAAGGGTACGTCGACACCGGCAACCCGGTCGGGTCCCCGTTCACCAGCGCGCCTGACACGTACATGCCATACGGCATGCACCCGAACGCCGCCTACAGTATCGCGTTGCAGGACAACTCTCCGTTCTGGGTGTGTAATGACCTGACGATCCGGCGACGTCAGGGCCAGACTCCGATCCGGATCTCGAACCCGTACATCGAGTACCAGCTCGCGATCGCCGACCAGAACAGCCTCTTGCTCGGGTGCTACGCGCTCGCGCCGACATGGAACGGTCACCCATTCTATATCCTGACGATCCCGCTCATGCAGATGACGTTCGCGTACGATTGCGTGACCCAGGAATGGTTCAATCTGGTGTCAGAAGTTGCGGGTCAGGAGATTCAGTGGCAGGCGCTCAGCTACCACAACGCGTTCGGGTTGCAGTTGATCGGCAGCTCCGGCACGGGCGGGGTCGGGTACCTCGACCCGACGACGCAGATGGAATTCGGCGCGACCCCTGTCGTACGCGCGTTCACGATGCAGCCGATCTACTCGATGAACAATCGTATCGTGGTGCGCCGGATCGAACTGGTAATGACGGCCGGCGGGGGACCTACGCCCGCGGTCGCGCCGAAGGTGGACCTCCTCTTGTCCGACAACTGGGGCGCGAGTTACTACGCTGCCGGGGATCAGAGCCAGACGCTCGGTGTGCCCGGCGACACGGACAATCGCGCGGTTTGGTGGAACTGCGGCCAGCACCGTAGCCTTGTGCCGCAGTTCAGGATCACGGACGCGACCCCGACGTTCACGGTCGACGTGACCGCGGTCACCGAACCCGGTAAGTACTGATGTCCGCGATCGTCCTCACATCGAAGCCGGGCCTGCAGTCGGTCAGTGCGCTCGCGATCCCCACGACATGGGACCAGACGTGGTTTAAGAATTTCGTCAGCAACGTGCTGAAGGGCGGCGACGTCCGGAACGCGATCGCGGGACCGGGGATCACGATCACCGGGAACCTTGCGAGCCCGTACGCGACGATTTCTCTGGGCGGCGCCGGGCCCGTGACGCTGCCGGGCACGGTCACGATAACGACCCCCGCCGCGAGTGGCAGCACGCTTATCGTACAGCCGGCTAACGGAACCACGAACCCTTCGCAGCTAGTTGAGGGTACCAGCGCCCAGTCTGATGGCTATCTTGGGTTCAAGAACACCACCACCGGAATTTACATTGGGGGCATCGGTGGCGGCGGCACGCTCGCCGGCGCCGGGGTAAATGATCTTCAGTTTTGGGCCGACAACGCGGCGCTGGACTTTGGGACCGGGAACGGCACCAACATTCTGTTCAAGCTCCTTAACGCCCAGAGTGGGCAGATTATAGCCGTCAACAACACCGGCGGCTCCGGTGGCGCGTTCCTGAGTTGGCTTAGTGGCGGGACCGAGGTTGGGTTCATTGGAAACGGAACGAGCGTCGGTGGCGTAACAGCTAACGATTTCGCTATTGGTTGCGACTCCGGAACCACCATCCTGCACAACGCACCTGTAGTATTCCCGAACGTCGGCACCACGGCCTCCGCGGCGAACGCTTTCTTGAACAGCGCCAGCTCTCCGGCCAATAGTTTACTTCGGTCGACATCATCACTACGGTACAAGACCAACGTCGCGACGATTCAGGCGGCCGACCTTGACGCGCTCCTCCAGATGCGCCCCGTAACGTACACGTCCCTGTCCACATCGGACAACCCTACAACAGTGCATCTTGGGTTTATCGCTGAAGAAATAGCGACGATTGACTCGCGCCTAGTGACGTACATTCCCACCACGTGGCAGATGCTATCCACGCAAGCGAAAATTCCGGCGGGTAGCGCCACCGCGCCAGACAGCGTGCAGTACGAACGCATTACCGCGCTACTAGTGGGCGCCGTGCAGGCGCTCGCGGCGCGGGTGTCGCGGCTAGAGGCACCGGCTTCTGCGACTACCATAACGAAACAAGGCCAGTATGTTGTTACAGGCACGCAAATTTTCACCGGGGCCTTGGCCCCGATAACCACGCTACCTGTAGCGGTAGCCCCAACAGTCTAGGTGAGGAGAGAAACATGAGCACACTCGAAGACGCTGTGAAATCAGCGATTGAACAGGCCGCCCCGGGCGCTACGGTCACGGTCGACGCGGTCACCCCCGTACCGGCTCCGGCGCTGCCGCCGCGCGTCGCCGCCCCCGTGCCGGCTCCGGCGCTGCCGTCGCGCGTCGCCGCCAACCTCTGCAAGCTGATGGAGCGCGTCCAAGTGACCGGCCCGGAAGCTATCGCGTGGGTTGAGGCGGTGCAGATTCTGCAACAGATCGCCGGCCCGCTGCTGAACGCCGCGCCGCAGGGTGTACCGTTTGAATCCGGAGCGAAGCCAGCGTGACATTGAAATGGACGATGGAGTCGGTGTTCGCAGCGGCCGCTGTCGTGTTCTCAGCGGGCGGTGGCATAGGCACGTCACTCTATAACTCCGGCAAGACGAACGCGCAGGTCGCG